CAACCGATGGTTGAAATTTTGTTGTATCTAATGGTAACGATGTTAACCCAGTTAACTGCGTTGCATAATCTTTACCTAGATCTTCTACAAATTGTGGTGGTAAACTTCTGGTTTCTGTTACTGCCATTAAATTACTTCTCCTATTCTCTCTGATGTTTCAAACATTTGTTGAGCACCTTTATTTCCTTGGGACTCTTCCGATACTGTACCACCATTTTCTAAATTTTCCATCATATTCTCCATTATTTCTGCACCTTTGTCAATGTCTCCTTGACCGGCACCTCTTACAGCGTCTGCTGTAAATACAAATTCGTTAACACTTAGTCTTGCTGGAACGTCATCTTTTTTTTCATACTCTCCAATAGGTACAAACCCACCTTCAGCTCTGTAATCTTTTTCCATACCACCAAGGTCCATTAATCCGCCTTCTGCTTTACCAATTCTACCACCTTGAGCATAGTTAGGGTAAGGTAAACTACTTGGTAAACTTAAATCTGCAACTGCATTTAAAGCAGGTAATTTATAACCATAGAATTTTTGAAGTTGCATTATTCTATCTTGATCTCCACTTTCATATGCCTCGTAAATTTCATCTCTAATTGCTTGCTGTCCTTCTTGTCCCTGTGAATTTCTTAATGATCCACCTCTTCCACCGCCACCAGGCATTTGATCTACTTTAGCAGGACCCATTAAAGAACCGCCTAACGCAGTTAAACCTGCAAATTTAAGGGGATTAAATTTGTTATCTGAAAATAAAAGAGGGTTTGCTTTACTAAAAAAACCTCCTCCAGATGTATTACCAAATAAACTAAATGCATCTCTACCACCTTTAGTAAATGGATTTCCACCCCCACCCCCATAATATATACCAGCTCCAACAAGAGCTGCTTTACCTAGGTCACTACTTAAAACTTTTTTAGTTGCATCTACTACACCACCAACTACACCTTTAATCGCTTTACCTATACCACCTAAAAAAAACTGTTGTCTCTTATCGACTCTGTTCATGATTCCACCCATAGCTCTTCTTGCTCTAGTGCCCATGATCCCACCTTCAGCTGCCGTGGTTCTGTAACCAGGGTCACCATATTGATCGTAGATAACATTTTGACTACCATCAGATAACCTGTAGTCATATTCTTTTTCTTCAACTTCTTCAGACTCTCCTGATCCCATGTTGTAATTTATTGGTATGTAGGGTTGGTTACTATCGTTATCTTTTATAGGTTTTTGTCCATATTTTTTTAAAAATTCACCATCATAATTAATAATATCGTAAGCATCCATACCGTAAATATTTTTACCCATTGCTAAAGGGTCTCCATATAATTCAGTTCCATAATTAACATCACCTTCTTCATAATCTTCATCCATTGCAAGACCTAATCTATCAATCATTGCTTTTCTACTTCTTGGATCTAATGAATTTATGTACTCCATTCTTTTATTAGCAGTTCTTTTTTTTGCTCCTTTAGTAAAAGGAGTACCAAATACGTTTCTTGCAAAACTAATTGCTGTACCACCAGGTAAATACACAGGGTATTGTTTTGCTTTAAAACTTTTTATTATGGCAGCTTCTTTAGCGTCTCTAATTATTGCTTCTTGTTTGGCTTGTGTTGCTTTAACTTGCGCCGGGCTTACTGTAGCTCTATAAGTGTGTTGAGCATTATCTCTAAAATTATTTCCTCCTCCTCCTGTTGAAGGTGTGCTTCCTGTATTTCCAGGGCTTCGATCCGGACCTCCATCAAATTCACCATTTAAACTTATAATACCACCAGGACCTCTATTAGGTTTCCCGTTTAATGATCCGTGTAAATTTTTTTTAAGAAGTAAATTTTTTTCTGCTTCTGTAATATAAGCTAATTCTGTAATAGGGTGATTTTTAGAAGACTTAGCTTTTTTAGGAACCGTTACTTCTTTTGAAGGTAGATAGTTTTTTACTCCACCTTGTATAGCTATTTTAGCCATGGCTACATGCCTCTGTTGTATAGACCCATCAGACCACCGTTAGCAGCCATCTGAACATTTTCTCTCATGTTAACATCAGCGATACCTCCGCCAGGCATTTGTTCTTGCATGTTAACGTTTTCAGTCATACCCATTTCTGGTGCTTGTGATTTAATTCCTGATTGATCTTGTTGCATCTGTTGAATAATTTGTTTCCAGATACCGCTTTCAAAGAAAGCATCAAAGCTACCAAATTGCATTTTTTGTTGTGGTTCCATCTGTTCCCAGATTGAAGCTGCCATTTGTTTGCCTTGTTGATCTTCGCCGCCACCCATCATAACATCACCTTGCTTGTAGTTAATGTCTGGTGCTCCAGCTTGTATTGATTTATTCATTGAAATTTCTTCGTCCATAATATATCTCCTAAGTTTATCTGTTTACTTTGTTTTTGACCATAAATCAAGAGGAGGCATAATAACTTTTACGTCTTGAGCCATGTCCTCTGGTTTATAACCCTTGGCTTCCCAGTCTTTTTTTGTCTTAAAAACCTCGCCAGTTTCTTTGTGTCTATATGTTTCTTCGACTTTTGCTTGTAGTACTTCCATTATGTTGTTACCTCTTTCTTTATATTTAGATAACTAATAGCTACATCAAACGAGTTTGTTGTGCTTGATTGTATTGTAAAAGATGTACCACCTTCAATTATCAATGGTTGGGTTAATAATTCTGTTGTAACATTAGCTGTAAGTGCTGCTGATTTAATAGCTGTGATACTATTATTTGTAATTGTTACACTTGGTGTACCAGCTGATGTAACAAGTATAGATTTTATAACATATGTTTCACTAACCAAAGGATTGCCAGATCCTAATGGTATAAGTGCATTACCTGTTGTGTCATTGTCTATACCTGCAAATTTATATTGGTTTACTACTGCCATTAATCTAAAAAGAAACTTCTAGCTTCTATCTCCTGTTTTATTTCTTCTTGAAATGTTGTGTTAAGTTTCTCAAGAACTGCATCTAAATCTCTTACTAAAGATTGTGCTGTGTCTTCATTATATTCTTCACTTGCTCTAGTTAATGATTGTACTATCTTTGCCATTATCGTCTTCCTCCAGATTGTATATCTAACCTAAAAGTTCCCAGTTTCCAACTAGTATCTATTGCAGTATTGGATATTGTAAGGGCTATAGCTCTTCCTCTAGCTCGTGTGTCTACTTTTGTAGTGTTGGGTGTTAAAGTAAAAGGTCCTAGTGGTGAGCTTGCTGCTGTGTCATTTGGATAATCTCTAACTTCTAGTTGAGCTATTACATTATTTTGTTGAGAAATAAAATCAGGAACAATCCTACTAATTCTCATTATAAATTCTCCATCTCCTCTAAGGTCAGCCATGTTACTAGCAGCACCTTTAATTATTTTTTGTGTAATATCATAATCTCCAGAAGTAATATCTGCTGGGATAGCTACAGTAACACCTAATCTTATTTGATTAACTCCTGTTTCGTGTTCATAGTAATATGAAATTCCATCTGTATTACCTTCAACATCAAAAGATGTATCGGTACCGGCATCATACTGTGTAGCGTGTGGTAAACCAAATACTGCAGAATCTTGCCAAGTTGTTCTAGTAAATAATGTACTATCATTTGTAAACCATATAGGTCTTTTTGCTGTTGAATCTAAATAACTATATGTAACCGATCTAGTGTTAACGTTTGAATCTGCTGTAGGGTAGAACCAAGTAATTTCTCCAAACAAGTTATTAATACCACAATAAATAAACTGATTAGAAGTTGAGTTAAGATCATCATAAACATAATCTTCAACTAGGCAATCCATTGATTCTAGTTTACCTGTATATCTAAAGAAACCATTATCAGACATCCAATAAGCAGCACCATCAACTTCAACGGCTGCATTCTTACCAATTAATCCACAGTTAGTTCCAACTTGCTCGTAAGCAAATGTAAATGGAGTTCCAACAAATCTCATAGTAAATAAAGAAGTGTCACTCCAGATGTAAATTGCATTTCTACCAAGCTTAGCGCCGATGATCCGTGATCCGGCGGCCAGTCTTTGTGTACCAGCACTATTAATTGCTGTTGGTACATAGTCTTCTATATTTTCTTGTGATGAAAATCTTATAAACATATCGTCTTGTGTAGTTTTATTTCCAATAGTTGTTTCAGTTCCAAAAAATACTAAGTGACGATCGGGAGTTGATACCAACATGTCTCTTGATGCTGTTGGTGCACCTGGAATAATTACGGCTCTTGTACTTGTTGCATTAGTTAAATCAGCATCCCATTTAAAACATTCACCATTAAAAATTAAAGCAATTAAGGTACTACCTAAATTGTCCAAGGACCATAGACCGGGTTCAGCTACAGTATCCGTGTCAGCTGATGATTGACCCCAACCAGAAAAACTACTATGATTTGTAACTGTAGCTCCTGTGTTGTGAGCAGCAT